ATGGGAAGAACAATACGGATAAGGATAATTAATGGCACGTTCAGATAAGCCCTTTGAGGGTATTGGTGGTGGGGGCGGCGTATCGTCAACTGCAGCCAAAGATATTCTGAAAAAGGCTATTTCAAGAGCACTTGCAAAGAAGGCTAAATCTGTTACGTCTGCCGCAGGAGAAAAGGCTCTTATCAAAGAAATCCTTAACAGTAAGCAGGTTGAGAAAACAAACCTTACTCAAAAGGATATTGCACAAGGACTTTATAATTTTTATAAAAAGAATCCTAAGTACGATACAAGCGTTAAGTCTACAATGACAACGCCAAAAAAGCCAGCAGATGTAGTGGCTGCTCGTATAGCGGCAGAACGTGCTGCTAGGGCTGAACGTATCCGTGCTGGTGTATCACCTGCTAAGGCAAAGCCTACAATTAAAAAACCAACTAAGGTTACCGAAAAAGGCAAGGCTGCAGCAATTGCCCGTAATACAGAAACAAAACGTCAAGCAGAAATTGATGCTAAAGGTGCTCCACAAAAACAAGGACAAACTGTTCGTGGTAAGTTTTTTGAAGAACCAAAACCTGGTTATGCAGGTCAGAAATTACCTGGCAAGTCAATTAATGCCCGTGAGCCAAAGGTTAATCCAGACAAACCAGGGTTTAATGAACTTTCTGCATTTACAAAATTAACTGATGCTGAAAAGAAAATCTTTTGGCGTGCAGATAAAGATGCTATTCAGTCAGTAATTAACTGGAATAAAAAAATTAAAGATATGCCTAAAGCAAAACCAACAATAGATGTTGATAAGCGTTTGCTTGAAGCATCAAAGAAATTAACACCAGCGCAATTAAGAAAGATTAAAGCAATTGTTGCTGAAACAAGACGTAGAGCAGGAGCATAATGCTATTAGATAAGCAAATCTTTGCACGTGTAGAAAGTCTAAAAGACCGTGCTCGCGCTCGTGATGCTCGCCATAAGGATGTACTAATGGTACGTCAAGGTGATATTGCTAGTGTTTATCCAGACTTTTTTCCAGATGGCGTAGATGCAAACGTAGTTGCTAACTTCGTTGATATCGTAGCCCGTGACTTATCAGAAGTTATGGCTCCGCTTCCTGCGGTTAACTGTTCAGTAGTTAGCCAAGTAAAGGACCGTGCTCGTAAAGCAGCAGATAATCGTACTCGCATTGCTGCTAACTATCTATATCACTCTGACCTACAGGTACAAATGTACACAGGTGCAGATTGGTATATTACATTTGGGTTTGTCCCGTTCATTGTTGAATTGGACACTGAAGCAAAACTGCCGCGTATTCGCGTAGAAAGTCCAGTCGGGGCTTATCCTGAGTTTGACCGCTACGGACGCTGCATTGCTTTTGCTAAACGCTACTCTATGACTTTGGTTGAATTGATTTCTCAATTCCCAGAGCATATAGATATGCTGCTTGGTCGTGATGGTTATGACCAAGATATGAATCGTGAGATGGAAATTGTTCGTTACTACGACAAAGACCAATCATTGATTTACGTTCCATCCCGTCAGAACCTAGTTATCTCTCGCGCTAAGAATCCACTTGGCAAGATGCAGGTAATTGTGGCGAAGCGTCCTACCGTTGATGGTGAGATGCGTGGACAGTTTGATGACGTGCTTGGTATTCAGTTGCTTCGCAATAGATTTGCATTACTTGCAATGGAAGCGGCGGAGAAAGCAGTCCAGTCACCACTTATTGTTCCTGAAGATGTGAACGAATTCCAGTTCGGTGGAGATGGTATTATCCGAACTGCAAACCCTGCTGGTGTGCGCCGTGTGGAACTTCCAGTTCCTGCAAGTGCATTTAATGAGCAGGCTGTTCTACAAAATGAACTGCGTACTGGAACACGCTATCCTGAATCACGTACTGGTAATGTTGATGCGTCAATCATTACTGGCTCTGGTGTTCAGGCTCTTATGGGTGGATTTGATACACAGGTTAAATCAGCACAGGCTATCTTTGCATCTGCACTAAAGACTGTAATCTCACTATGCTTTGAAGTAGATGAGATGTTCTTTAATGAAACAAAGTCTATTCGTGGCATTGATTCTGGTAGTCCGTATGCAATTGAATATCTACCATCAAAGGACATCAAGGGTGATTACTCAGCAGATGTCCGCTATGGCATGTTGGCTGGTCTTAACCCAGCACAGGGACTTATCTTCATGCTACAAGCCCTTGGCGGTAAATTAATTTCTAAGGATTTAGCACAACGTGAATTGCCATTTGGTGTTAACGTAACACAAGAGCAAGAGAAGATTGAAGTTGAAGAAATGCGTGCTGCGCTTATCGCTTCACTTAATGCTTCTGCTCAGGCAATTCCACAACTAATTGCAAATGGCGGAGACCCTACAAGTATTGTTAAGAAACTTGCAGAAGTTATTCGTATGCGCCAAAAGGGCACTCAGATTGAGGACGCAATCAATGATGTGTTCGCTCCAGAATTACCACCTGCTGGTGCAGCACCATCTCAGGTTGAGCAACCGTCCCCTGCTCCCGCCGCAGCGCCAGCAGGTGGCGCTCCACAAGGACTACAAAGTTTACTTTCCAGCCTAACAATGGGTGGAGAAGCAAGCGCTTCAGCGAGAACCGTAACTCAAAGATAAACAAGTAGGGGACAATGACAACACTAATTGCGTATCAGGGAAAAGGATGGGCAGTAGTCGGATGCGATTCTCGCTCATCTGATGAATCTGGTCGTCCATTAGTTATGGCTACTCATAAGGTAGTTAATAACAATGGTGTGTTGATTGCAGGTGCTGGTGCAGGACGTGGTTCAAACATTATGCAGTTTGGCTGGAAAGCACCTAAGCCAACTGCGGCTGAAGCACAAGACCTAGATGGTTTTATTAGTAAGAAGTTTATTCCTGAAATGCGTAAAGCCTTTATTGATGCAGGCTACGACATGAAGGAAGATGGGGATGCAGCAGAACATGATTCGGACTTTCTTGTTATCGTTCGCGGAGTTATTTATCCTATCTTTGGAGATTATTCTTGGGATAGGGATATTCGTGGTATTTATTATGCTGGCAGTGGCAGTGACGTTGCTCTTGGCTCCTTTGTTACTTTGCTCGAAACTATTGACACTTCTAACCCAGAAAGTGTTCAAGATGCAATCAAGCAATCAATAGCAAAAGCCTGTGAGTGGGATATCTATACTGCCCCACCAATTATTACAAAGATTCAGTACGCAAAATGAGTAAAGCATTTAGGGAGAAAATAGAAGAAGCACTTCGTATTCTAGTTGATGAAGACCCTGAAGGGCATAACTTTATATGCGCTAACTGGTTAATCATTACAGAATGGGCAGACTATGAAGGCACACGCTATTTACACACAGAAGTCAGTGATGCCATGACCCCATGGAATGCTTACGGCATGATGCGTATGGCTAAGGAATACAATAAAGATTCCTTTACACCAACAGATGATGAAGATGATGAATTGGAAGATGAAGGAGAAGAATAATGGCAGTTAATGAAAAAGTATCTGGCATTGGTGCTAACTCTGAAAGAACAGATTTAAATGTATCTCAACAGCCTGCACGCTACATCTCAGGTCTTCCGTATGGACAGGGACAAGAAACCTATTCAAATCAAACACAAGCACCTATGGCTGGCAATTCATTTGCACAGGAAATGCCAACACCATTAATGGCTCCATCATCACGTCCAAATGAAGCAGTTACTACTGGCGTTGATGTTGGTGACGGAGCAGGTTCAGAAGTTATGCGTTTGCCTATGCAACAGTCAAGTCTTGCAAATACATTACAGTCATTAATTCAATATGACCCAAGCGGTGAAGCAGAATTAGCATATAGGATGGTTGTTGATAGCGGAAGCATGGCTTAATGGTTCAAAAAGTCAACTTTATTGTCGCTAAGACAAGTCCTAACTTATACGCTGCGGCTCAACAGGCTAACCTGAGCAAAGAACAAGTAAATCAAATTGAGCAATATTCTTGGACTGTAGATAAGAATAAACAATTATCACGCAAGCGTGTTGATGATGCTCGTAAAGAGTTTGCTGGTTTAGATACAGATGTACAGGATATGCTTAAATTCCTGTACCCTAATGCTGAATACACAAAAGAAGCACCCACTGTTCTAGACGGAGCGCTTAAAATTGGTAAAGCGGCAGTAACTGGACTAGCAAGTCCATTGATTCTTACATTTAAGGCGCTAGGTTCTTGGAACCGTTTTATTAATACGCCATACTTGATGGCTCGTCAGGCTGCACAAGGCGAAGGTTTATTTAATAAACAGACATTTACTGATGCGTGGGATGGACGTAGAGTTTATGACAATGGTGCACTTGGAAAAGCAATTCAAACCCATGGCAATGCCAAGGTAGAAGTAGCCAAAGGCTTAATTGCTGGTAAAACCCCAGGCGAAATCATTCAACAATATGGCAAAGTAGATGATAATCTGCTTGAAGCCATCAAAGAAGCCTACAATGAAGAAGATGCTTTCAGAGTAGTGCTTGATGATGTTAAGTATTCACAGGTTAGCCCTGGTCGTGATATTGCACGTGCTGTATTTGGTACTAAATCTGGCAATGTAGACTGGAAAACCCGTAAAACATCTGGTGCTATTGACTTTATGTATCAGTTAGTAGTTGACCCACTGACTTGGGCAACTGCTGGTACTTCAAAAATAGCAACTAAAGTACCATTACTAGGACAACTTGCTAAATCTAATGGCGAAAAGATGGTTGAATCTATCCGCTTGCATGGTACTGCAGGTGTAGAAGAAGCATTTAATAAGTTTCCTGATATCCGTAAGCACTGGGATTCAGAAATTGGTCCTGCTGTTGCAGATTTTATTAAAGCCGAAGGCGCTTATGCTAAGGGTGAGCAGTTCCGTAAGATTGCTAATGCCTTTGAAGGACACAATAATCGTGAATGGATTGACTTACTAGCACGCAATAACATTGTTAATGCTGAATCTGCTATCCAATACTTTGGTAAAGACGTAGATGCTGCTGTTAAATTGATGGCGGGTCGTGTAGATGGTATGCAATATTTCCGTAATGGTATTGCTACATCACGTAATCAGCGCCGTATAACCAATAAGTTTTCAAATAAACTATCTGATTTTCTAAACCCTAAATATACTGAAGAAGCAGGCGAAGAAGCATGGTCTGCGCTAACTAAAGTTGGTCCAGAAGAGAATATGCTTGTCTCTCCTGAGATTGCAGAA